GTATACGCAAGCCATATGATGAATCAGATCACGGAAAACTTTTCTTTCTCCTAATCCACCTCTTACATCTCTTGCGTAAAATACGATTTTTGTAGCAAGTAGTGGATTTTCTTTGTACGCTTCGTCAAACAAGGATAGAACTCTTGATAGTTCTGCATCTCTAAGACTTCCAATTGTTGAATACAAATCAAGACATGCATTGCCTGTAGTATTCAAAGCAACTGCTCCATTCTCTGTCTTTGTGAACTTTGTTTCTCTTTCCACTGCTTGTGCAAAATTCATATTTCCCTCTCTTTCATAATCAGGACTCGTGAAGTATGCTATACGTCATGGCTTGTTTTTTTGTTGCATTGTACTTTTTATTTGCTGTATGAGTCCCTAAGAACATGATGCTTGTGCATTAACCTTCAAAAACATTTTATAATACATTAAAATTTGCTGTTAGCATCACTCAATGGACCGTACAGGATTCGAACCTGTGGCCTTCCGGTTATGAGCCGGATACTCTCACCCGCTGAGTTAACGGTCCTAACTACCGAGATTTTCTCGACAGTTTATTATTTAATCTGCAATACATATGTATCTTACAAATTCTCTAGGAAGTAAAATTACGTTCATTGCTGATTTTTTTATATAAAACATTTCTTCTTCCGCTGAGTACCAAAACATACTACTTGAACAATTTGTAGTATAATCTGTGTCAAAATATTCTTCTCTTCCATCAACGAAATTAACTTTAACTTTTTTCATTTAGCACCACCATATCACAATAATGTTTAACGCATATAAGAGAATCATGGATGAAAAACCTACGATCGTTGCTTTATCATTTGTTTTTGCTGTTTTCATAAACCATCTGATGATCAATGCATATACAACATTGCAGAGTGTAACAATAGCTTTTGTGATCATCTACTCAACTCCTAAAATTAATAACATCAACAAAAACAACCAACCAGTTCCAAATGTTACTGCTGCATACACTGAAACACCAACTACAAACATGTTATATAAATATCTCATCGTTTCACTGCTCCTGACTTATTTTTTAAATACTCAAGTTCAAAGTTGATATACGTTGCTGCTTTCTCTAAGTCCTCAACAAGTTTGTTTGGGTCTTTCTTGCCTGCTCTGCATATATACTTTACTGCATTGCCTAAGTTGAAATTTAAATCCCAGTCTCTAATCACATCTTTTGCTTCATACTTTCCGGGATTGTAATAGTTTTGATGTTCAATCATTCTTGTGTATCCTCTCTGTGTGTTATGAGTTATATATTAATTTCTTTGTATGCCTAAAAAGGCTCTTTTGTTTTTTGGGGAATTTTTGGCACTAACTCCGGCGGCGTGGGCGGTCTCCTGTGAGGGGTACCCCGTCTTTTCTGCCGTTCCCTTTACTTTGTACAACATGCACAAAACAAACAAGCTTTATTGTGTAGTCTGCATATATCTTTACACCACACGATCAATCTATACGTTAAATAATGGTTTAAGTTATAGATCACCAGATATCTATTGTGATACTGCACAACTATATATATTATTATTATTGTCTTATTGTGCATAATGCTTTTATGATATATATATTATGCTTATAGATTTGGTTTTTGTGGTAGTTGTTGATGTTCTGCATACTTCTTCGCGATCTCTGTTCTGCTCTCTTTTGGTAGTCCTGTCTGGTCAACAATGTTAACTGTCTGCTGTTCGCTGTACCCGTAACAGCTCTTTAACAAAAACATTGAACCTACTGAGTTTTGTTCGCTTGTACGATCTGCCAGAGCTAACTCACATTCTTTTTTCCATCTTTTGACAGCGGCGGAATGTCCAGAGCTTGCTCGAACCTCACCAGTACGCCAACTGTTGAACGTGTCGTCATTGATCCCAGTCAGTAAAGAGAACCCCAACAACGAAGGATTATGATTATATTTATAACAAAGCGATGTATATATATCCCAGATCTCATTGATCGTATCTATGTCGCTAGTATCAATGTTAGTTTTTAATTGATACAATGTTTTCTCATTCTTCTTAGCTTTAAATACATGTTTAAATATATGCTTAAGCATCCCCTTAAACGTAGACACTTTATATATATCATCTTCGTTAGCTAAAGATTTAATATAATCCTCTGCGTATATTTCAATCTCATTCTCATAAACTTCTAAATCCTTCATGTTCTCACCACCTTTTACTTTATCACTCTAAAGCATTAAATAATAATCTTAAATATTCATAAGGGCTTATATAATACCCTGTAATTAATATCCTGAACTAAAGATAATTTTATTGCAAGCGTAAATTTAAAGACTAATATACGGCGTTTCCGTCGCTTATACAGCCATATAAAACACTCTTATTGGCCAAAATACGCAGACTAGACACCGCCGGCACCGTTATATTTCGACTTTAGATCGTCAATAAAATTTTATAAAATATTTATAATTTTAAGACTCAAAAAACGTTGTGACGTTTAAAAAGTCGCACAAAAAAAGAAGCTCAATAAAGAACTTCTTTCATATTTTTATTCTTATTTTTCCTGATCTGGTCCCCAAGTGACCCCGAATTTTTCTTTGTGTGCTTCGGCGTATTTATTAAAAAATTCTTGATCTGATGAAAGACTTAACTCATACGCTACATTTTCTCTTAAATCTGCATCCATTAATTTTAGAGCTTCGTCAAAATTTACTTCTTTCCCATACTGGTTTTTTACATTCATCCGCGTACCTCCTTTATTATCGTTTACTTTGTTTTTATACTCTTCTCTTTCTTTTAACAAGGTATCAAGATTTGTTTTCTCGCCCCGATTAATCCGTGCCCTTGCGTTTCTGATCTGCGCTTGTTTGTGCCGGCAGTAATCACTACAAGTGTTACTTGCAACTTTGGATCGGAATTTTTTACCGCAGTATTCGCAAATTTTTTGTTTTTTGCTGTTCTTTTCCAATTTCTTTTTTGTCTGTTCTGTCTCTTTATTATAAGCACTTTTATATTCTTTTTGCAATAATAAGCCTGCTTCGTGCTGACATTTTTCAGAACAATATTTTTGACGTCCTGCAATTACAATATATTCTTTTCCGCACAGCTCGCACTTATCGACACTCCCAAGCTTCCTTTTAGCTGTCTTTCCTTGCCTGAATCTTTTTTGTGCTTCTCTTGTACGTATAACTCTACAATCTGGACAGTAAAACGCTCTAGGTCCACCGTTAAACTCTTTGCCACACATTCTGCACACTCTAATTCTCATTACATTAGATTTTCTTTTTTTTGCGCATTCGTCGCAATACAACTTGTCTGTACTACCATAAAAAGACTTGCCACAATCCAAACAAGCCTTTTTTGTTCTATATTTCATTTTTAAAGCTCCTTTACAACTTCCCACCCGTCAATAGCTGCTGTCGTGTCTAGGTCTTCGATTGGTAGCCTTTTTATTAAAGGCCTTTCAAGGCTTATATCATCGTCTAATACATATCTATATTTTCTCGTATCGACTATTCTTTCCCATTTTACTCTTTCCCAAAATTCTTTTTTCATGACTCACATCTCCTTTTCTCTTTGCTTGTCTCCTTTAACTATCTTTATTATAATCTTTTTAAAGATTAAAGTCAATACTTTTTTAATCTTTTTTAGGATTATTTTTTTAATCTTCTACGTATTTAATTATGTTCCCCGGCTGCATGTCTAACAGCTTGCAAAGCTGTTCAAGCGTTTTGATTCCGATCATCTCGCCTTTTCTTATCTTTTGCATCGCGTTTTGACTAATTGGGCGCTCATCTCTTATTCTGGTAGCATTGTAACCGGCTTCCTTTAATTCTTCTATTACATTTATTTTGTATACTAACATTTATTTTTTTCCTCCTGCTTTTTTCTTTGATTTTACTTCTTTTTTCCGATCTCGTCAACAAAAAAATAATCTTTAAAAAGATATATGACCGAGGAATATAATCCGCGGTCATACGCTAAAATTCTTATCACTTCTACTCATTTACCTATTGCATATGCTGCACCAAGTACAATTTCTAAATATCCAAGGATAAAAGCCCCCGGGATCGCTGTAAAAATGATCCCTGCAATTATAAAACTACTTATAACAATTAATAAATCTATTTTTTTCATCTTGTAAAACCTCCGTCGCTGTTAACTGGAAAATTTTTAAAATCTTTGTTTTGCTCTGCTATGCTTTCTAGTACATAATACAAAGATTTATTGTTATCTTTAATTTCCTTTATTTCCGTTTCCAATATGTCAAGTTCTTCTTTGTGGCTGTCTGCGCCGTCTGCGTAGTCCAATCCGAGTGACATATTAAAAAGCACATTGCATATATCACATATTTTCATTTTTCCGCCCTCCTATGCTAATTTTTCGCTTGGATTGTATCTAAAAATAAATCCGTGTTTAAATTTACTGTAGTACCCGCCAAGATCACGCATTTTTTTATTCTGTTCAATATATTCTTCTTTATTTAGATTTTCATTAATTCTTACTACCCACAATTCGGACATGTCGCGCGTGTCTTCGCCCTTTGTGATCTTGTAAGTAACTTCCGTTACTTCTTCGATCTGTTTTACTTCCTGCTCTTCTTTAGTCTGTCTTTTCTTTGTCTTTGTTGCCGGTGTCGCATTTTTGTTTTTGATTCTCGCAGTTTTTGGAACAAATTTACAATCGTTGTAACTTACTTTTCCGCCGTAAAAATTACAACTAAAATAATCAATCATACTGTCGGAATCGTCGTAGTTATAAGAAGCAATAAAGGCGTTTACATCATCAACAACACTTTTAAAATATTCTGTTTGAACACCGTAAAAGAATTGTTCTTTTTCAAACACCGTTTCTGTGTAGCATTTCAAAAATTCCTCCTGTGTAAAATCGTCGTCTGACATAATATAATTCGCTCTGAATTTATTATATAAGTTTTGAATTGTGTCATTTAAAACAGTAGTTGTTATTGTCTTTCCTTCACTATCAACGTATGAAAACGGTGTATACCAGATTTCTTTTAGTTCTTCGGCTGTCATAAACATTTGTTGTGGAAATTCTAACAATTTGACAATTAAAGATTGGCACATGCTGCCGTATGATGTGCGTACGCTAAATTTACATGTAGGATATTTCTTTTTTACGTATCCTCGTACAATTTTCGCGATCTCTTTCAGAGTCAAACTAGAATCATATCTAGAGCCTTCCCAACCGAAATCAGTATAAAAATGACGTCTTACATTTTCCGCAGTTTCTTTTTTTACTTCCTCAGGCTCTGGCGCTTCTTTTGCTGCCTGATCTCTAAAGATTGGAAAAGCTGAATCAAATTGTACGTTGATCTCTTTCATAACTTCCAGATCGCCCCCGTTGTCTGGGTGGTTCTCTTTCAGTAATTTTTTGTATGTGTCTTTCAGTTCTTTTAATGTTTTACAATTTTTAAAATATTTCATAATAGCACTCCTTTTTTATTTTTAATTATTAGTTACAATTTTTGTAATTTGATAAAACAAACTATCGAATTTTTCCGTACAACCAAGATCATATGCAAGTTGTCCAAGCGCTTTTGTATACGCCGTTTCAAATTCTATAAATGCATTATCTAATCTATTTATACGATCATTCGTTTTCATAATCTCATTTCTAAAATACTGCTTTTTCTTTTCAATCATTTCTTTGATTTTTTCTGTATCTGTTATTTTTTCGTTCGTTCTGTAATCTTCTAATCGTACCCAGTCGTTAATATATCCAAGATCGCTACTACTGGAAGAAACTTCCAATATGTAGTAGTTTCCGTAACTCGCTTTCCTGTACGTTGTATTTTCAAAGCTTTTTGAAACTAGTTTAAACGGCTGCCCGTTCTTTTTTGTCTTATACTCTACAGCTTCCCAAAGTCGTAAAAGTTCTTGATCTCTTGCAAGATTTCCTGCAAGTTCTTCTTTTATTTTTTCTAGTTTATAATTTTTCATTTTTGTTCCCTCCATATTATGAGTAAAAAGCTTCGAATGCCTCTTTATATTCTTCATGATCGTTCACAAAATTTATTTGTGCCTGTTTTGCTTTGTCTCCATTTTTTGTTTGGTGATAAACTTTTTCGAAAATATGATTTAAAAAATTAATTTTTTCACATTTTTTTAGTCTTGTTTCTCTACTCTTTTTATCCTCTAGCGAAAAGCTCCACGCGTAACAGTTTCTTTCTAAGTGCATTTTGTGACGTTTTGCAAAATCATAAACGTATTTATGATTTTTGTAATATTCTTCAGAATTATCAAATCCTATAAAATACACATTTCCACCATACGTGTATTTTTTTGTTTCTACTGCTACCCCTAAGTCATTTTCTAATTTCCTTAATGATTTCTTATTCATTTTTATACCTTCTTTCTATTTATGCGATTCTTGCAGACGCGCAAGTTTTAACTTTTTCACTTCCATATTTTTTCTGTATGTCCTCGAAAGACATTTTCTTTTTATGCCATTTCCCAGATGGTTCCGTGCTAAAATGCCACTTTTTGCGATTCTTGGACCATTTAAAGCCAAGTTTTTTCAACTCTTCTTTGTATGGAAATGTATTACCATCTACCCATACCCAAGAACCTACTACCTCGATATTGACACCATCGAAAGAAACAATGTTATTGATTACATTTCTCAAGGCTTCGTCTGCCTTATAATCAAATGTATTTTTCTTTTCTTCGTCTGGTGTCTGCCCTGCTTTGAACATGTCAAATAGTTTCTTGTATTCTGCTGTGATCTCCTGACATGCTGCAACGTCTCCGCCATTGTCAGGATGATTTTTAACCATTAACTTTTTATATTCTTTTCTTAGTTCCTCAAGATTTTTTGCTGTAAAATATTTCATATCGTTGTACCTCCTAATCATTTGTGTTCTGTACATTTAACTTGATGTTATTATATCATTGTGTAAGTACATAATTCAATATGTAAAACATTACAAAAATACCATTGTGTAAGTATGCTTTTATTGTGCAATTTATATAGTTGTGCAATGATTAATAAAATGTTATAATAAGAAGAAAAAAAGAAAAGGAGTTGATAAAATGCCACGCCCACCAAGAAAAGACGGTAGAAATGCGCGAACAGTCGCAAATAATAAGTATAATTTAAAGGCGTATGATCGTATTAGCTTATGCATACCAAAAGGAGAAAAGGAACGAATAAAAAATGAAATCGGTTCGCAAAGCCTTAACGGCTTCATCTGGGAAGCAATACAAGAAAAGCTTGAACGAAAAAACAGCATATAATAGAAGAAACTAAAAAAGACGGTGCGAACCGTCTTTTTTTATTGAACTATTGCAAAATTCGTGCTAATATATAATTGTATACTTGCGTTTATTATGCAATTTTTTAACTATGCCGGATCTAGTTTGATTTTGTGCAACATGTCCAATAGTAAAAAATTGGAAGTATACAAAAAAATTCTGGTTTTCTGCCCATTCAAGAGCAGTTTCCAAATTTTTACTCGTATTTAAAATTGAAAAAAATTCCAAAAAAATCTCAAAATTTTTGGATTCTAAATATTTCCAACTGGAAAAATCCGCCCAAAATCTGGACCAAAAAGTGGGTGGGAAAAGTTGCCCATGAGACGAAAATTTTTGTTTGTGAAATTTGCACAAAATATTCTACGCCGTTAAAATCGGTGTTAGCTATTTTGCTAATCACAAAACATTTAATGAATCGTCTTTATTTTTTTGCTTTCTTTGGTTCCTGTTCTGAACCAATCCATTCAACCGCTGTCTTCTCTGCTTCTGCTTACTGCGTTCGTTTTTCTTCCTGACACTCGTGTATTGTGTTGATGTTCCCATTATTTTCTACCCAACCTTTCTTCCATTAACTGATTTCTACTTTTTAAATTTATGATCGGAACTTCTGACTTTAGTTCTTTTGGCAGTCTTCCAACGATAATAACCTTGTTAGGCTGTAATCTTCGGCACATCTCATAGAACCCGTTACAAAAATCAATCCTTGATGCCTTGGATTTCATTCTACCGTTTGTGCTGCACGCAACATTGCTGCCTATGGTATATCCATCAAAGCACCAGTCCCAACAATCCTCTGATAGTATGCTGATATTTGGAATCATTTTTACGCCATTTAAAGCAAGATAATATGTTAGTGCATGATTTCTATACTTATTCCAGATTTGCATTGCAAATGGCATTCCTTGTTCGCCAGAAGCTATGCTGTAGTCTAATCCACACACGCTGTGAAAGCATCTTAAGTGTTCTAAGTATCTATCAGGATTAGCATACACTCTTTCAAACGCATTATCATGTATATAAAAATTAACATTCAATTCTCGATGATTCTTGATTGACCGCTTAAAGCTATCTGCAAAATCTATCGTATCAAACGGTTCATAAAATGCAGCCGGTATAACTGGAAACTGATATTTCCCGTCCAGTTCCGCACCTGTGATCATATATTCTTTCATTACATCAAATGCTGTATGTATCATTCTTTCTGCCCTCCTTATTTTTATGGTAGCAAAAAGATAATTTTATTTACAGGAAAAAGGACCAGAGAAAAAATCTCTGATCCTTTACGTCCTTGGAATATATATTGTGGTTGTTTGTACTATTATATTACTATGTTTTCTTAATTTAGTCAATGTTATTCATGTTTTTGTTATATTCATCAAGAAATGCGTTAAAATACTTATCTTCTGCTTCTTTTCTTGCCTTTGCAGCATCCTCTTTTTTATCATACATTCCAAGATGATACATCTTCTTTTTAAACATTATATATGCTTGCCATTTCTTATTATCAACAGACTTATTTGTATTGATTATCTGAGAAAAATAGTCAATTTCTTTGTATTCTTGATTTTTCGAAAACTCTTCTGCTGTCATTATTTTATACTGCATACCTACATCCAGTAAAACATAAACTGCGTTTTTAATTGCCACATGATTTTCAACAGCTATTCTTTCAAGATTTTCTTTGCCTAATCTTCCAATAATTTCATTTATCATATTCATTCCTCCGTACTTATTTATCATTGATATGAAAAAGGCACGACCTAGCCAAATGATCGTGCCCAAACTTCTAAAGTTACTGTTTATTTTTCACTTCGGAATAAATTAAAGATATATTAATTATAATTCATCAATCAATCCTTGTCAATTTTCTTCTCGAAATCAGAACAAAAATCTTCTGAATTAACACGCTGACCACCACATCGTGCTTTCCATTTCTGACAAGTTCCATCTTTTGCATTTTTATTTTTAGAAAAACATTTGCAATTTGCACACTTCAAATTATCCATATTTTCTTTTATCATTTGTAAGCACTCCTCGAATCCTGCATTCTTCCCATTTAAATATATGTTACTACCAACATATTTATCATTTTCAGGAATCATTGCTACAAAATCTTCTCTTTTCATTACTTCCTACCTCTTTTCGCTCTTAAAAGATTTTTTTTTACATTTTTTGCTTTTTCTTCTGAATAATAACTCATATTCATTTCTTTTTCTTTCTTCTTCTCTTTCTTATATTTATCCAAGAAGCTTTTATATCCGGCACAACTTGAGTGACACTCTGAATGTCTGCCTGTCTCCGGCGTGCATCCTAAACACGGACAATCACTTGCTCTCATATTGTTTTCTCCCTTCTAATTTTTCACATGCTGCTACTAAAGAATTGACTTCTTGGCACTTTTCAAGATACATCTTATCCATATCTTTTATTGCCTGCGGTATTAGTCCTATATCTTTGTACTCTATAAGCTCTTTTAATGCTTTCACTATAATGCTGTCCAATGGTGTTACAATATTAGCTTCATAAGCTTCTAGTGCGTTTCTGACATCATCAATATCTAATCGTGTTTCTTTTTCTTGCTGATACATCACATTTGCTCCTTTCCGTATAGTTTGTCGTATTTCTCGCAAATATTATCATATTCAATTTGCATAAGTTCAATTTCTTTGCGCTTTTTTTCATCTCATTAATCTGATCTGGTGTCAATTCCGTTTCTCTGTACTCTAAACATTCTTTCAGACAGTTATAGATCACAACTCCGTGTTGGTTTAATGTTTTCTCAGTTTTGCAAGCATCCATGACATGCTTAATTGTCTCAGTATCAACTTTTACTTCAAACATTTTCGTTTTTCTCCTCTCTAGTTCTAATTTCATTGATTCTCTTGCGTACTTTATTTCATCAGGCGTTAATCCTGTTTCTTCATATTCAAGAAGTTCTTCCAATGCAAACCTTATTGGCAGTTGGTTGTAAAGTATGTTCTATATCTGACATCCTAATTCCTCCATATGATGAAATAACTTATCATATCTTGCCTGAATATCATTGTATTCATCTTTATAATAATCAAGCTCATCTTTCATCTCATCAACTTGATCAGGTGCTAGACCAGTAGCTCTATACGACATAAGTTGTAACAACGCCGCTATTATAACTGCATCTGTCGCTGTGCTTGCAAGCGCTTTACATGATTCTAATGCATTATTAATAAGTTCATCGTTAAGTTTTATATTAGATGGATCTATAACACTTTTAAATATATCAAATCGTCCACAGTTTAAAGCTTCCGCAATCTCATCTATCTTTGTTAATGTCAATCTTCTTGCATTTTTTTCGTAGAGTGAAATTGCTTGTGCCGATACACCAAGACGTTTTCCTAACTCTCTTTGCGATAATCCTCTTCTAATTCTAATTTCCTTTATGTTTTTTCCTATATCAATCATTTTATTTCTGCTCCTTCTATGTATTGCATACAAATATATTTCACAGAATAACAAACGTATTAAAATTTTATTTCAATTCCTGTTTCTTCCTTGATCGTTTGCTGTAGGTCCTGAACACTTATATAACCTTTTTCGTAACTTTCTTTTAGATCGTTGATTTCATCAATCCAACGTTCTATCCTTGCACTACCAAAGTCAAATTTAGTCCTTAATGCCATGATTCCTAGCAAAAGAAAAGCTGTGTAACTGCTATGTATTAGTTTGTCTGCATCCCTGCGATTCTTAACCCTGCGTTGTTGTGCAGGTACTTGTCTGTTGTTAAAGTATTTACTATTCATGATAACGTTCCTCTTTCATTCTTAGATAACCTGTTGCCTTAGGATGTTTCGGTGCTTTATCTAAAATTTCTTTGATAATATCCTCTATTTCTTTTTTAGATTCAATCTTATTAATATCTTCTGGTTGTTCCCAAACTCTTACGGTGTTTACAAGTGCTAAAGATTGGCTGTCATTTTCCTTTATTTCTTTTTTGTTATTCATTTATAACACTCCTTTATAACTTGATAACCCTTTGCCCTCTGCCATACTGATTAAGTATCTTATCCAACATCGCTACCGCTTTTGTTTTTGTTAAACATCGTTCAATAGGATATTGATGATTTAATGTTTCCGCTATCACTTCATAAAATCCACCGCTTCCGCCTGTGTTTCTTACATATATTCTAACAAGCTGTTGTGTATTTATAACTGTTATATTATCAATTTTTATTAACACTTAAGTCCTCACTTTCTCCCCATTCTAATTTATTTCCGCATTTACAAGTTTCTTGCCACGGCGCAACTTCTCCTGAACACCGTGGACAATAAAAGTGCATTTCTGGTTTTTCTTTAAGACTGTACCACCGATACATGACCGGTGTATGATACAGCAGATTTGTCATGTCCATATATTGTTTTATTGGAACTTCTATATCGTTTATGTGCTTTGCTGTATACATTACCGCACATAGAATGAATCCAATTAAAAGTCCAATAATAAACGCTGCTGCTTTAAACATAAGATCACCCCTTTTCTTCTACATATTTTTTCATCACTTCAATAGGAATAACTTTTCTTCCATTAGGAATAACTTTTCTTCTATTCCAAAAAGTTTGATGCCATGGTCCGCCTTTTTTCTGCGCTCTTTCTGCCAATTGCCAACATTCCAGAAACGTACATGCATTCACAACCTGATGAATTAATATACGAACTTCAATATCATCTATGCAAGACTCAATATCTGGACAATATATAGGAAATCTGGTAAATACATTGAATCTATCGTATACATCTTGAACACACGGTCCGAATCTCAATGCAAGAATATCATCAGAGAAAATCGGCTCGTGATATTTCTTCAGAAAATTAAGTTGGATGTAATACAGAATATTTTGCAGCATCAAATTAGTGATTTCGCATTTGTATTTGTTGTTAAACTCCAACACACACGAAGCAACTTCCATACCGCTATACAGATACATTCTACACATCCTCAGGACTTCTGTTGTTAGCTCTCTCTGTGTCAAATCCATCAGGGTATCTTTTCTTTAGCTTGTCAATGTTCATCTGCATGATCTCATCCAGACTCCATCCGAACGATTCACAAGTCATAGCAATATACCACATCACATCTCCTAGCTCTTTCTGTGCATGTGTAATATCAAATGACTTGTTATGAAAAATCCATTTCTTGACCATGTCTGTTAATTCTCCAACTTCTCCTGACAAACCAAACAGACCATTAATTGCACCACCAACATCTATTTCTTCTACGTGTTTGCCAATTCTTGTACCAGAGTTATAATCTTCAATTCTTTCAATTAATCCGCAAAGTCTATCCGTGCATTTACCGTCATTCGTTCTCATTGCTAATTTCTGATATTCATTACCTGTCATTTTTGTTCTCCTATCCTGTTCTTCGCCTACAACTTCAAAATACATTTCAAGCCATTCCTGTACCGTGCTTAAATAAAATGATCCATACCCTACACATTCGTAATCTTTGCCAACTTCTTTATACAAAATTTCAAAATATCTTTGATTATGTATAGTTCTTTCGTTAATTTTTGCATAAAGAACTTTTATTTTACTTACTTTGTAATTCGTTACGCTTGATTTATCGTTCATTTTCCACCTCGATTTTTTCATAAATTGTAGCGCAAATCTTTTTCTTACCACCTTCACAGTCGATCACTTCATAATCAACGTCGTATCCATCTTTTGAAAGATGTTCGATGATATTAAAATCACTGCCCGTGTCTGTATGTAAGAAGTTTGTTCCTACTTTTTTTCTGATCATCTTCTTATTTCCTTTCTTTTCTTCTCTAGTTACCATTCTTTTCTACCATTTTTGCAACAACAAATCCTGTTCGTGCTGCGTTTCTTAGGTTGTCTTTGATCAATGCTTTGTTTGGCACTCTATTTTTACAATACCAAGACCACCATTTGTCGTGATCTTCTGAAACTTTTTGCTCTCGTTCTTTATAATGTTCCAGATATTCAGCTTCTTCTTTAGCTATCTGTAAGCATGCGATCATATAATTAATCTTTTCTACTGTTGTCATGTGTTGATTTCCCCCTAATCTTTCTGGAATATATAAACGTTTCACCTGTTTCCGTTTGAATTTCAAGATATTTTGGTACTGATTCACACGGCCAATACCTCTTTTTTATAATCTTTAATTTCTTCGGGTGTCCATTTTCACACTTTAATGCTCCTTCTTTATCTTCGTATTTTAGTCCGCACTCTTCACATACATAGAATATTTTCTTTTTCACTAAATACACCTCCTACTTAATAGCATACGGTTCTGAATCTACAACATTTGCAAACGTCGGTTCCATACCGTTTTCTTCAATGTATTTAACAACCAGATCGTTTATAGCATTTTCGCACTTTTCATAAGCTTCTTTGTTATCTATATCTTCTATGTACCAATCTTCGGCAACTTCTCCTACATCATCACATACAGCATTGTGTAAATCTTCCAGTATGCTTGTTAGGCATACTCGTCTTATATCCACTTCTTCTACTCTTCCAATCCAGATAACTGTATCTACTTCACATCCCATATTTTTCGCTTCTTTAATGCATTCCTCTATTGTTTCAAAAGCCTCGCTGTAATTATTGCTGTATTTTTCTTTCGCCCATGAGTAGAATTTTTTAGCCATATAAACCTCCTTCCTTTTACTTTCCGTAAATGGTTCCTTCATACATATCAAAATCTACACATAATTCACATTCGAGTGCAGAATATTTATGTCTGCAATTTCTACACTCCTCGTACAAATTTTCTTCCTCCCATTTTTCAGTGTAATAGCTTCTGTTTTTTTTACGTTGATTATAAATAGTTAGTGATCTTAATTTTTCGCAGTTGCCGAAATTTTTCTTTAACATCCCCCAAATTTTCTTGTCGTTCCTTTTCTTAAGTCTTGCTATTATTAGCTTGTCCCTCTTCTTTTTCGCCTGACGTTTGTTCATAATCTCACCATGGTATCCTTCCACCAGAATTTAAGTAGTTTCCAATAAGATCAAGCATATTGTTTAGACAGTCTTGACATACTGTTGTGCTTAACTGAACTATACGGCTTTTATCGTCGTTATTTTCAAAAACGATTTTACGCATATATTTATCTTCTGTAGAATCCTTTCCGCATTTTACACATTTCCATTTATCGACTCCCTTAAATTCTAAAAGTTTAGCTGTTTTCATTTATTTGAATCTCCTTTATTCAACCATAGACTGACTAGCTATTCTTTCAGCTCCTCTTCTTCATAAATAACAACGTCATACATAGCATTTTCTCTTTTAATCATTACTTTATATCCTTTATCTGTAATATTTTTCACAAATTCTTTTATCGGGATTACTTCTTCCATCCTGTTAGGATAAATAATTCTTGTTACTTCTTTCAAAACTTTTACCTGCTCCATTTTCTTTTCCTCCAATTCACACTCATTTTGTGATTCTACATCTGTGTTTTTTTCTTTAATGTAACTCACATAATCTTCCATTTCTTCGTCAATCATATCAGGAAAATCCTTTTTACTTTCACATGCATGACGAAGTTTACATGAAACACATATATTTTTGTTGCAGTAATCTTCTAACACACCTATCATCTGTTTTCTTGTCATTTTTTATCACCTAACGCCTTTCTATAGCTTTCCTCTACTTCTTCGCTCGTAGTTGTTCCATATTTAATTTTTCTCATTATGCACGGTTCTTGCCCTTTAAAAATGCAAATAGGGCAGATTCTTTTACGACAATAGTTTTCTAATTCTTTTTCCTGCATTTCTCTTTTTAGTTTGTTTGTATTTACATTCAATCTCATTGTTGCAATAATAGAACCTGTTTTTGTATCAGTCACGCTCATCATTGCTTCTTCGCAAGATTGATAAGAAACTTTCGTATCCAATACTCCAACATCTAATTTATTTGCCGTGATCATCTTTTCTATGTTCTCTAAAAAGTCGTGTGCCACCTGCTCTGCTATTGTCATTCCTTTACCTCCACTTTGATTCCATACAAAAATTCATAATATTCTTGTAACCCCTCGTTACTTAACCATTCAAACGGCATCCTTTTTACACATTTTTTATAACATTTGCGTTCTTTGCATGGTGTGGCAACAGGGGCGCAGTAAGCAAGTATAGCTTTTTCCACTTCACTTCTTGTCATTTTTTTAGGTTCATATCGTTCCATAGTAATCTTCACATCAACTTCTCCAACGATACGTCCTGCTATTTTATCTCTTATAAATGCCTTTTCTCCTTTGAAACTTACGTCTAATTGTTCAATAGGAATGTTTGACTCTTTAATACGTTCATATAAGTTGTATTGAAATCTCTGAGTTATTATTTCATTAATTGTCATAAGTATTCTCCTATCGCGTTACTAGCCATCCAATCCCCGTAGTGATCCGCTGCAATTTTCTTTAGTTTAGTCAATGCCATAATGAAGGTGTCTATTTCACATGTATCATCAAAAATTATACGAGCCATGTTTTGCGGATTCATTGTTTGTTCCTCTCCGCTTCTTCTAAAACTTAAAACTACGCCACCCATTTTCATATCAAATCTAAGATGATCTACATCTTTGTCTGAACGATGTGAATATATTTTCATTGTTTTTCCTCCTTTACTTCATCATGCTTCTGTATGGCTCAAAGAAATCTTCTTTTCTTAACTCCAATTTCACATTTAAGACAAATGAATTTACTTTGTATTTTCATATCTGAATTTATTTGTATATACTCTCTTCCAACGTCTTCATTGAATAACAAACTATTACAATTTTTACATCTTGCTACTGGCATTTTTCTTTTACCCAACATCCTTGATATTAAGTTCTGCTGTCGCCGGTATAAATCTCATGTATCCTGCATCTCTTATAATCTCGTTTTCTGTTAAATCAACAATCTGTTTCTTTTCTTTTTCTGATTTAACCACAAGGTAATAATGTTCATCTCTCACACCCATACACACCTCTCCAATTTTGAAGTGACTTAATGTGTATGTTTTAATACTTGGTTGTTTTGCATTAATCTTCATCTTCTTCCTCACTTTCAAATTCTTCAATCTCTCGCCATGCAACTACTTCTGCAAGTCCCTCTTCCGCTGCTGTTGTAAACTCTGTATCTACATAGCCTAAAGATACAGGATCAAAAATGTCATGATAAAATCCAAAACCAAGCACATCGTCATACTGCATTGCTGCTCTTGGAAGCTCTTCTTCATTGTCCTTTTGCACTACCTCAAACCATGTATTGCTTGGATAATTCGCATCTGGCAGGTCATTCGGATTATCTCTTAAGTCGTGCCATCTATATTTTTGTTGCTTATTGAACAACCATGACACTACATTTAACACCTGCTTTTTTGTGATACTGTTTATTGTCGCTGCATCTAACACCTGCTGTATTGCTTCATATTTTTCATCTTCCGTAAACTCCTTTGAATCAATTTGCATAAATACTGCGAACGCTTTTGTAAAATTCATTCCTCTCCCTCACTTTCTACCCCAAATATGTACTTGAGTATTCTTTCTTTTCCTACTGCTTCGATTGCATCAGCCAAAACATCTCTTGATGTAAACATAACTGTACCCTGTATTTTTGCTGTAGCCAATGTATCGCAAAGAAGTCTTTTCTCATCTTCTTCATATCGAATTAAATACCGACGATTGGTAGATGCTGTACCATTGTGTTCCTCTGCGTATCTCTGCAACTCAACTTCTACTTTCTTTTTTTCTCTGGCAAACCACGCTGACTCTTTTGTGAAAAAGACGTTTCCCAATTCCCATCTTCCATTATCCAAAGAATCATTCGTCCACCTGCTTTGTATAATAGCTCCATCATCATTAATATAAAAATATTCTTCTGATTGTCGTGGTTTCCTTACCTTTACACCCTGTTCCTTATCTGTTTCTTTCCCATTCATCTTCCTAACGAGTCTGTAAAACTCTTTTTCTTCTGCTTCTGTTAGATTTTTAATTCCCATTTTCTCCACTTCCTTTTCCTGTACTTCTAATCAATATCTGCGATACTCTCTACAAAACAGTTGTAGTAGATGTATCTCTTGCCCTTATAGTCAAACTTGATGAATCCATCACTATCTTGAATGTCAATCTTCCCCTTGTAGCTTGCAATCTTCTGTCCGTCTGCTGTATATACTACAATTGTCCTTTCTAATCCGTTGTTCATGTCAGATTTAAGGTCTACCCATCCACGGCTAAAGGATGCACAGCCTGTCATTCCTGTCAAAACCAATGTGCTTAATGTGATCGCTAATAATTTCTTTTTCATAGTTAGTTCTCCTCATATGCCAAATATCTTTTTAATGCTGCTTCAAGGTCATTATCTTTTATGTACCATCCATCAATTAATATTTTATTAGTTAACTTGCTGTATCTTAAAACCATTCTGTTTTCAAAATGTTCTAATTTAACTCCAAACAGAATGTAGCTGCTTGGACGCGCAATTTCAACAATCCTCAAAACATTGTTTACTGTAATGTTGTTGAGACACTCTGCGATATTTTTCAAAAGCTTTTTTTTACTATCAGCTTCTCTCCAAGTCGGCTTAAAATAACATTTGATTGTTTTTTCGTACGCTCCAACATCTGTTAGTTCAAAACGATCATCTAGTTCTTCTATTTTTTCTGAATTTACGACTTGTTTTGTGATCATGTTATAAATTTTCATTTTTGCTCCTTTATAAATATTTTTCAATTGCAACTCTCAAAGAATGATCCCTGTCGTTTATACGCCATCCGTCAATTGTTACTCTTGTGTGTTCTTTGTCATATCTTAAAAGACTTTTCTTACTAAATTCTTTCAACAACACTCCCATAACCAATGTGTCGGCATTGTTTACTATTTCAACAACTTCTACGACTGTATTGGTTGTAACTTTGTTAACGCAATTTGCAATTTCTTCCAGACACTTTTGTTTATCAACTTTTATCCAATGTTCTTTTGGATAGCATCTCATTCTCCATTCATCTTCTAAATACTCTGTATCTTCAAAGTAAGTATCTAATTCTACTAGATTTTCTGATCTTACAAATTCATGTGTATTTCTATTACGAATCTTCATTTGCAGGTATTCTCCTTAACAATTTTGTTTTGATAATTCCATATGTTTTATAATCGCCTGAAAATAAGAATGATCAATACGTCCATATTCACATATAGACTTAGCGGTAATTAATTGTGCGCAAAGTTTATGATACATTTCCTTTCCTCCATATATTTTTTCTTTGCTTTCTAATGCCGCTGCAATCATGAATAATTCTTTTTCTGTTAATGTAATCGTTGCTTCTCCGTGAACTTCTGATATATTCTGTATCTCCATTTCTTTTCCTCCTACATTTTTATTTGCTATCCAACTGTTCTTTCGCTAACTTGAAAACTAACATGTACAGTTCAAGTATTCCTGTTGATGTTTTCCCAAAGTCATTTATAACTTCAAAAACACTTTCATCAATATCTGTAAACGCTTCGTGCCCATAACTTCCAATTCCTGTTTCTTCCGAAAAGTCATAGAGTACATCTGATAAAAAATCATCTATTATTTCTTCTTTTGACTTAAATTGTGGATAATCGTCATCAATTTCAAAATAAAGATCATTTTCTTCTATATATTGTGCAATATCTTTTTCTGCTTGTTCTTGATCGTATAAGAAAATATATCTGTCAAGGCAGTCTATCTTTTCTTTGAAATATCCAACGTTATCTACAAAATCTTTAAATCCATTCCAACACATATTGCAATAATTTGTTGCAGTAAGCTGACCTAAATCGCCTGAAATATGCAGTCTGTAATAATCTTCTTCAAAAAGAAATCGGATTCTATACTCTGTACTGTTTGGTTTCTTGAAGTCTAATATTTTTATGTTTCCGTAATCAGTAAATGTAGCTTTATGATCTTTGAATTTTTGCTTCATTTTCTCTAAATCCATGAAAAATCACATCCTTTTATTCATCCTCTATAATTCTTGCCGGTGTGCTGCTCTTTTCAAAGCCTTCACAGCTATAATCATCAATAACTACTTTTCCAAAATCACAGAGTAAATCTTCTTTCTCGTATTCCTCTAACTTCTTTTTTGCTTCTTCTAAGTTGTCTGCTTCAACAATTCCTTCAATATGTCCATATCTTAAATGCCCAACGACATAATCTAATTCTTTCTTAAATTTAAATTTCATTTAATAGTCTCCTTTCTGCCCGACATAAAGCCGGGCGTTAAATAATCGGAAATTAATTTGTTTCTTATGCGTTGCTCAGGATGCATGATTAAAAAAATATGTTTACTGCTACTTTGTCGTGGTATATAATCCCGATGCAACAAGCCTTTTCTGGCTTGACTCCCTACCCAAATGTGAATGAAAAATAGTATGCAAATTCAAAAACATATGGATTAATTGTTGCTTTGGGTAGAGAATCAAACCAGAAAAGTATTCATTTAGTTACTACTTCTTAATCTTTTCTAATTCTTCTTTGAAATGCATTTCCATAAGGTCTGCAATTGCCAAATACTCCTTTGCGTACTTAGTATCCTTATGTGTTTCTTTTACCTTTGCTCGAAATTGTTCTAATGTACCGCTAAAGCACCCACAGTTTACACAAATATTTCTATCTCTAGTAATAAAAAATGTTGTGTTTCTATATTGGCTTCCAAAACCTTTTACTGTTGCGTGCATCTGATTTCCAGACACTTCCGCATTTCCAGACACTTCTTCATCTCCATGCACCCATGCATTTCCATACACCTTTGCATTTCCATACACCCTTGCATTTCCATACACCTTTGCATTTCCAAAAATCCATGCACTTCCAGTATGATCCAGATTTTCTTCTTTCTCTACAAATCCACCTAACTCTCCTTTTTTTACGCATCCAAACGTTACAAGAGCTTTAATCCTAAATAACTTAATTCCAAGCAGATAGATAGATTCTGTTGTTAATTCAAATTTTTTCATTTCTTTGATCTCCTTTTCTTCTACTTCGTTTTGTTTTCTCTGACAATAATCCGAGATATAGCCACCGCTTGGTCAAAACTCATTCTTGATTTTATAAGTTCGCTTCGAATTTCATTTTTGTCTATATCAAAAAAAATAAGATTTCCATTGTCATTTTTAACAACGACTAGATCAGGACACACACCTTCTATTCTCCAAGAATATCCTTTAGCTAATTCAAGCTTCTCAACTTCTTCGTACGTCAAAATAGCACCCATCTATCGCTCCTTTTCTTCAATCGTTCCTAGATTATCTGACTGTAACTTTTTCAAAACCTCTGGAATATTCATCTTTTCAATAGTGTCTTTTGCAAGATTCTCTTTTAGTTTCTGTTCTAATGATTTAACAATATCAACTTCTACTTCGTGTTTTGCTCTCTGAATCATGTTACCGATCTTATCATCAAGCTCTCTTTTTAGATATTTTGTTGTAAGTAGATCTGCTGCTGAATACCGATTACTTCCCCAGTCTTGATAATTTCCATCTTTATCATATCTTTTCTGTGTAATGAAACTTTCAAATTGCATTCCTACATATTCGGATAATGAATAATATGTGATTTTGTCACTCCAATCACTTGATTTTTCAGGAATCTGAATATTATTAATCTTTTCAGAGCATACATTTTCGATAAATTTATTGATTGCTTTATTGATTGTCTCTTCTGATTCTTTAACTTTCTCTGCAATCTTTGCATCAACCATTTTCAATGCTTCATGCGTTGCTTTCTGTAAAAGGGCATCTTCCACACCTTCAATGATTCTCTCTTTTAATTCTTCGTCAATTGAATAGGAATCTTCTTCCATCCAATCAAGTTCTACTTCAATATTAAATTTTGCCATTTTCATATCTCCTTCTTAAAATTATTTCTACGTCAAACAGCTTGAAGCTGCACCTATTTATGAACTACGACTTTTATTTATTTACTTAACAACAATCTTTGATTTTTAGGTTTCTTATATTTATTTTTATATGTGCTATTTATTTTTATAGGTGCAGCTGCAAACTGTCTGACGATTCTTTTTAAATGTATTTTGTTTTCCAGTATCCGGAAGAAGCTGTACATCTGATCCATACTGTTCTTTTTTGCTTCTTCCTAGCTTTCCTTGCTGACATATCAGCTAATTCCTTTTTTGCTCTCATATTTTTCCTTGCATCTTTAGCTGACTCGGATACACCGTATTCTTTTTCAAATAACCTGATGCTACATTCTGATACATTGTATTTCGCTGATGTTTCTGCAAGCGTATGGCCTGACATTCTGTATGTGATGATTTCAACCTTGTCAGAAACATCAAACCTTGAAATCCTGTTTCTTACTGGAAGTTTCTTTTTCCAGTTAAGGATTGTCGTTTCTGTTACGCCGTATTTTTTAGCAGTCTCTTTTAAAGTTAATTCTCCGCTAGAAAATTTGTTCACAGCTTCTTGGCGTTGCTCGTTTGTAAACCTTTTCCCCACTTTTTATACCTCACCTTCCAATATTTTTTTGATCATCTCGTTGTTTCTCTGTTCGTATATATGGTCCCTGACACTTTCCTCAGGAAACTGCACACTATATGAACATTCTTTTATCCGACTTGAAATTCGTTCATTGTACTGAACTTCATTCTCTGTATAATTACTTGTATAAATCGTTACCAGTTTGTTTATGTATCTGTAATTAACGATCTGGTAAAATTTATCATTAATCCAAGCGCTGTTTTTTTCTGCTCCGAAATCATCTATGATCAGAATTTCTACATCTTTCAGATCAGCCAACAAATCTCTTTCACTTATTTTGCTGTCTTGGTCCCATGTTTTTTTGATCTGTTCTATGATTTCACTTGAAGTTGCAAATTTTACTCTGTGGCCATCAGCCAAAAACTGATTTGCCATACTTGCAGCCATTCTTGTTTTTCCAGAACCTTTTGTTTTTGAATAGATGTACAATCCAACTCCCTTTCCTTGAAACGTCTGGAAGTTGTCAATGTAATTTTTGATAATCTTGCAAGCAATCCTGACCAATTTCTTATTTTTTTCTTCCTTATAACAAGCAATATTAAAATCAGCTAATTTTAAGTTTCTAAATGGTTCAGGTACATTTGCAAATTTCAATCTATTGTGATTGATCTGTTCTTGCCTGCATTTGCACTCTCTAAACACTGTTTCTCCGTCTTTTTCAACAGGAATCCAACCAGTACCATTGCATAGCGGACATACATCAGAATCCTTTGAAATCTGTGTCGGCTGCCCCAAGTTCGATTGCTTTTTCAGCGAATGAAGATTTTCTATGATCTTCTCCATTCCTTCCATTTTTATCACCCTTCCTGTTTGCGTAATTTCCGTCTAAGATTTTCGCTAAATTTGTGTCGTTGCATATCCAATCAAAGTTTGCACACCAATTTCTATTGTTTTTTCCTTTAAGAAAATCAGATTCTTCCACCATTTCAAATGCCTTTTCAAAATCTTCATATGTATAACCGGCGTTAAATCTTGCTCTGATCGTGTCTTTTCTTCTCTTGGACAATCTAGTAACCCTTGAATACGATTTACAAATTTCATTGTATTTATCAACGATTCTTGCGTAATCAATTCGTTCTCTTGCCGTTTCTTTCTTTGGCTTATATTCTTCAACATCTGCTTTTTCTTCTTTTGATTTGTATTCCGTATTTGATGATTGACACACATAGTTTTGAACATCCATCATATAGACAGCTCCTGCGCTTAACATTTCAATCAGCCCTAACTTCACAAGATGTTTCAATGCTTCTTTTACCACTTCAACACAATGCCCTGTTAAAGTCGCAATCATGTCTACATTGTATGGAATCATGCCATTTAATGCCAATCTTTCACTCTTCTTTAAGCTGATAAGATACATTTTCATAAGAATATTAGAATACAAATATCCGTCTTCCTGAGATTCTAAGATTTTAAATTCTTCTGTGTCTAAAAAATCTTTCAATCTCAGATAATAATATTTTTTATCAGACATAAGATTACCTCTATTTAATTTTCATTTGATTTTAGGTGGGCTGACGTGCCCGTGTATCATTTGTAGAAATGCTATTCAGAAAGTAGTTCTTCGATTTTTTCTGCTGCCTTTTCTGGTCTGCAAAACAAAAACTCTACTCCATATTTTTTATTCATTGTGTTCATGATCTGCTTTAATTGAGACGGCTTGCATGGTTCCTTTGGTGGCTTTTCTCCTTTATTCTCGCAACGTCTCTTGTTTACGAAATAACGTTTCCAACAACTCTCATTCTTCCATCTTCCAAACGTATCAATACTAGTAACACCGTCTTTATTCTCAACGAGAATATACAGCTTAATACCATTATTGCTTGCCAAAAAGCAAGAATCTGAAAATCTCTTATGTGACTTCACTAAACACTGGTACAATTCTTGACAATCTTTTTTTGTATCAACAGATTTATCAATGCAGCCGATCAAGTCCATTTTTTTTAGCTTGTCCCCACGTCTTTCGATAACTTCCTGAATTTCTGGTGTTATCTCTATGTAATCTCCTACTGGACATGGAATATCAACAAGCTTATGACCGCGATCTTTTAACATGTTGTGTTTAAGATTATGTTTTCCTGCTTTTTGCGCTTTGTCTACTCCAATAATCATGTATCATTCGTCCTTTCTACCTATATTTTACCATCATCCATCATCGAATCTTTTGTGATACTGTGATGCATCACCACTTTTTATTAGATAAAATACAGATTCCATTCATTATCTTTTTAATTCTTTTTTCTGTCTCAACATTTTTAATATAAATCTTAAGTGTTAAAACAAAAATCACTATAGGAATCATTCCATACAATCCAATTCCTAACCAAACTAACCAAAACATATTATTTCCTTTCTCATAACTTTACTTCTCTATACAATTCCATCTCAACTCTATTCTTCTCATATCCATTGCATCATAACACTTATCTACGCATTGCTATTCCCTAACTGCTCTATACCTTTCCTTGTCATCACATCTCTGCTCATATCGTCACTTATCCACGCCATGCCATTTCCAAGCAAAACCTTTCCTCGCTATTCCGTTTCATATCATATCTTTTCTTTTTCAACACTAATCAAAACGGTATGTAATTTAGATTTACACATAATGATCTTTTAGCAATGTTAACTTCAATGTCATTTCCTGTGATATTTTTTGTTTGATTTAGAATCATTTGTTCATCGGCTGCTGCATCACTTAAGTGACAAATCGTTACTGTTTTTAATGCATCTGTCATATTCTGTTTCAAAACCTTTTCTTTGAATGTCTCAAAAGATAAATGTCCTTTGAGTCGATGTTCAAAGTTTGCTGCCGATTTATCAACAAATTCCTCACAGTAATTAACTTCACATAGAAGATGATTGATTTTCGCCGATCTAAAAGATAGTGTAGGGTATTCAAAATCCGTCATGTATACCAGACTTCCCATGTCCTTGTGTTGTATAAAATATCCAAAGTTTGGACACGGTATGATTTCCCCAGTATCTTTGTCTTTTGTTGTGTGTGGCAGATAGAACGGAATCACATTGAAACTTCCACACTCAAACGGCTTTCTTTCTTTTTTTCCTATCATTCCACCAATTCCAAGATCAAAATATTCTATTGGATCATATGCTCCAAAATGTTCTACTGTCTCATTATTGCTATATATTTCTATTCCATTCTTAGTAAGATTTTTATATGATTTTGCATGATCTCCGTGGATATGCGTCAATAAACACCCTGCCACATCTGCTATCCTATAATTAATTCCCCTTAGAATGTCTTTAAATTTACATCCGCAGTCAAGCAATAAGATTTCTCCATCTCCACTCATTAATGCATAACAATTGCCATACTGACTTCCTGTGTTAATTACTTTTAGCCACATTGACATTTCTGAATATTTCCTTTCTTAAGTCCACTGGATTTCTTCTTGCATAATACAATCTCTTAGAAGCCTGAATATCCTTTGCTGCCTTGTCGCATCTAAAATCTTTACAGATCATCGGTCTAACTTCGTAAATTGTACAAATCTTTCTGACATCATCTCTAAATGGACATGTCATATCCACAAATTTACCTACGATTGGTGGTTTATGCACATTTTCTTTGATATTGTGTTCTTTCACATATCTTTTGATCCTGTTAACTTCTCCAAGTGATAACGGAAGAAGGTTGGCGCAGCACTTACCGCACTGCGAACACTCTCCGTTTTTTGTGTAATCTGTTACTGTTGCTAAATCGTCTTTCATTTCTTCAAGAGTACCAACAATTTTCCACCTCTACATATCAAATTTGATGTTTTCCCACTTTTTGTAAGCGTCCATGTACAACTCTCTCTTGTCTCCGTTGAATGTCATTTCATAGTACATACCGTCTAATAACGTTGTACTCAGTAACGCTTTATGATTCTGTAATGTCTTAGCATACCCGACAACGTATACATCGTTGATCGTAAGATGTTTCTGATCTGTCTTATCAATATGATCATTCACATAATCTGCAATCTTGGCTTTGCATACCGCTAAAAATTCTCTGCTTTCCATTTTCTTCTCCTTTATTCGTTATATGGTTCATATGTTTTTTTGAAAATATCAGGTTTACATGGATAGAACTCACCATTAACACCCTTAATTATGTAGTCTCCGTCTGATACAGTCATAACACCTTCAAGAGTTTAAATCGCAAGAAAGTCAACCATTGAAAGTTTTCCTTCTTCTAAATTACTTGCATCCATGCTTTCAAAATGCAATTTATCAAGTTGTTCTTTCATAAATTCTTTTACTTCTTCGATGTTATTTCCATTATATTTAACAGCTTCTACCACAACAGGTTTCTTTACATATTTACTCATATATCAACTCCTAATCTACAAACATCCAATCTTCTGCTAACATATCAGCCTGTGATGCTAACCACCCCATTTGTACACCAGACGTTCCTACAAATGCCACTGCTTTATTTCCAATGGCTTCATGATCGCAATTAACAATTGTTTTGTCTGCTGTCTTATATGAAATTCCTGTTGCTAACTGGATATACTGATTCTTTCCGTTCCATCCTTTTCTTTTGACTTTAAGTCCACGTTTCACGTACTTAATCGCATCTCCGAATCCAAATGTAGCTTCTCCGCCTAAAACTGGACAATTCGTTTCATCTGCGATTAGCCATTCATCAGACAAAATGTTAGAAAGTGTATATTCAACCCTCTGCGTCTCTCTAATATCAAGTAAATCTCCCTGTCCTTTGTCAGTATCTTTTGGTCTGCACTGCATCATAATTGATTGCTTTTCTGCATCCCAGAACCAATATCCGCCCCAAGATGGAAGTTTGACTTTTGCTCCTGCTTTCATTGCTTTAAATGCTTCTGAAAACGTCATGCCAATTTCTTCTACAACAAGCTGTACTGTGTAATCATCTTTATGCACGATTCCATGTTCTCCATCTGCGATAGATACGATCAGCTCTCCATCTTTTGTAATATTTACCTCTTCAAATTTTTTACCATTAATTACCATGTTTGTTATTCTCCTTTATAAATTCTTTGTATTGCTTTGTATATTCGTATGAATCTTTAAAGATATTACAAATACCGCTATACATTTTTGGTTCAAATTGCTTGATTACATTAAGCTCATTCTGATAATTTCTACAAAACGGACACCCACAACAGCCTGTCCTCTTTAATCCGTATCGTTCATAGCAATCTGAATGTGTAATATTAAAATGTGCACAATATTCTGATTTGTCGCTATCTAAATACCAGAAAATTGGTCTGTATTGATCACACTGCCCGACTTTTTCATCAAAACAACTTTTATATCTTGACGCTCTTATTCCGCCTTCGGCTTTCCGAACACCTATAATACTTAGATTGTATCCGTTATCTTTTATTGCTTTATGAGACACGTCTTTCTTAGCATAGTTGCAGCACTTCCCAGAAATCTTAAATTTCGGTGGATTTTGGATTATAAATTCTTTTAAAAATCTGTTGTAATTAATATTGAAACTACTCAATCTTTTACCGTTATTTAATGTCCCGCGTGAGTTGCACCACCACATAAGAGCGGATTTACATTTTGGATACTTCTTGTATAAAGCATCAAATGATTCATCTTCCCACTGAAATCCGTGGCTTTGCAATCTATACATCATTTCACTTACATACTTGGACATAAATGGTTGTCCATGAATCTTGCATGATAACGGAATTGCTTTGATTGCTTTCTTTCGGATAATCTCAATACCATATTTGCCTTCAAGGTATTTCAGATGATCTTTAGTTGCTTGATATTCTAAACCAGTATCAAACCACACGTAATCAACTTTGCTATGTATGTCACATTTCCAGATAATGTCTAACATTACATCACTGTCAGCTCCGCCAGAAATTGAGCATAAAATCTTTTTATAATCAGTTCTGTTTATAATTGACCATGCCCGAATCATGTTGTCACAAATTGTTTTGTTTACAGGACACGTTGCCAATAATTCATCAATATTCTTAGGTTTCTTAACCAAATGTACTTCCTCACGAAAAATTTATTTCGTTTCTCGTGAGGTAAAGCCATACTTGGTGAGTGTCTTTTTACACCACTATCACATTACTTTTTCGATATAATCTAACCAACGATCCGTTGAATTATATCTTCGTGGAAACCTTTATACTCTAAAGGTAATCAGCACAAATGGTTGAAGCCTAACCAATCGGCAGCACAGCGTCTCCGATATATTGCATATCCAATATTTTGCAATCTTTCATTGGATGATCTGGATTCTCATTGTTATAGTCCTGAACAAACATATCAAGCCAAAAATCAGAATATTTATTATCATCTTTTGAATTAAACACCGCATATCTATGTGAAACTTTATAATTTCCTTTTGCTGTAAAATATGCTAGTTTAATTTCATATACTGGCAATTCTACTTTTGTTTTGATAAAATTCTTTGGGTGTGTATTACGTAATTTAGATCGTAATTCTTCATCAAAAATTTCAACTGTATCAATTCCTGTTCTGATACTGCACTCATCAAAAAATCGGTTAGGATGCACTGCTTTTCACCACCTTCCTATTATCAAGCTTACTGCTGCCAGAAGAATAATCTATTGTTAATCCTCTTTTTCATTGCTGCATATTCTCTTTCTGCTTGTTTCTTCTTTTTCTTTTGCAAACGTTACAAACGAATCCGCTGCTTGTCTACGTTTTTATTCATCTTCCTGAACCATGAAATCCGGCAGATCAGTTTCTGTTACTTCTTCTGCAATATCATCTGCACTTTTGACTTCTTCTACAGCTTCTTCTGTATCCTGAACATCATCAACAATAAACTCTTCCTGATTAGAACCTGTCTCTACATCTTCTCTTACGTCAGCTTCAATTACTGACTCTTCTGGAATTTCCTCTGTTCTTTCATCAGCTTCCTGAACGAATGCATCTCCATGAGTATTGATAATCTGCTTTAATGCGCGATTCATGACTGTTTTCTTTGCCATCTGATCTGTGAACTTGGCATGTACTCCTGAACCTTCTTTGTATCCATATCCCTGTTTCCAAGCCTGCTTAATCTGGTTAATGTTCATTACTTCTAAGATTTTTTGTCCGTCATTCATTGTAAGAACTGCATAAGCACCGACAATTTTGTCGTTATTAATGTTGTTAAAGTCCTGAGTATGTTCTTTGAGAACTTTTTCTCCATCTACAATTGCGTACTCGAAATGATCTCCTTCGTAAATGACTTCTGAACTGATTTTTTCTAATCCATATCTTCTTGCAATTGTTACGTTTCCAAAGTATGATCTCTGGAATAAGCATTTCTTACCATAAGCAATAAAGTATCCCTGTTTCTTCTGTACAGATAAACCAAGAATTGCCATATCCATTAAGGAGTTTGCGACACTTGCCTGTGTGCAAGATTCTAAAATTGGCTTATTATTTCTGTCGGTAGTTTCTTTTAATACCAGATATGCCCCTGTCAGTGCATTTGCTAAATTGTAGTCTTTTGGAAAAGACATTCCATATTTACACTTTTCATTAAGTTGTGTTGTTAACCCATCAATGAACGCATTGTTAATAACTGCCGCTGCCTGAGTTTTTCCCTGTTCCTGAATTTCTGTTTTTGTTGCCATTTTTACCAACCTTTCTATGTAAAATTTAATTGTTACTTCAACTAATTTTCAATACATCAATTAATCTTCCTTGTTACCGCCAATCACTTTTCCTTTTTTGTCAAGCTTCTCCCACACAAAGCGACCTTTTCCGCTGTTATGCCACTGACCGATTCCGTTTAATTTTCCGTAATCAAGCCACATTTCCACGTTGTCCATGAGATCGTCAACCATTGACATTACTGTAAATTCAATAACTGTACCTTCTGGACAGCTATCACTATTTGCAAGTGCAACTCTTTCTCCTTGTGGTGTCTGCGCTCTTAATGGTCTCTGGCAGTTTCCCATTTCTTTTCCTTCTGGAATCTGTAGCAGAATCTTTCGTTCATTGACGAAGATCAGATTGTCAATCTTTGTTTTGTACGCTGCAAGTTTCTTGACATAGTTGAATGCTTTGGCTGCGTTCTTGAAAAATCCTTTGATCTGGTAATCATAGATAAATGGATTACCATTTTCATCTTTAGGAAATACAGTCTTTCCTTTTTCAATAACACCTTCAACACCAATTGCTTCAATTTCTTCTTTTTTACTGATCGCATCAGGTGCCTTACTTGCAATGTACTCTGCATGTAATTCCTTATCATTACTTGCTGTTCCTAAAATTTCCTCAATAAATGTTAATCTTACTTTCATTTCTTTCATTGTTTCTTCTCCTTCTTTAATGTGTTTTATTTTTTGCTATGCTCTTATGTTCCAAACGTTCCGAACTTAGCTATTCCATCACAACGCTGTACTTATCTTCACTGAACTTTTCCTTTGCCAAACGAAGCACATTGCATCAATTCTATTCCCTTCATTTTCGCAACATCTCCATTCTTTACTATTCCTTATCATGTCAACTCAATTCCTCTCCACGCCACTACATTTCAGCTAAATAATTATCCAGTCATTTCTTTACTTTGCCTTTTCTTCTCAAATCCATGCGTCTCTATGCAATTCCTTCACTATTCAGCTCCGTAACAAAACATTTCTATTCCTTACTATTCCAAGTCGTATCTACTCAGTTCTAAACCATGCTATTCCAAAGCTTCTCTAAACTCATCATTGCTTTTCCTTCACATTGCATAACAAAACTTTTCTACTCCTCGCCATTCCAATTCGGTGCCTGACAATTCCATGCTGTTCCTTTTCTCTTCTCTTCATATCTTAACTTTTTCCTTTGCTTTGCTTAGGAAGTCAATTATCACATCATAGTTTTGACACTTCTAAATCGTTGTCACTTCTGATCAGTAATATTAATTGCTGTTCAAACTCCGGAATCCTGTCAGAATCAAGGCTTTCTGCATCGTCAATAAAGATTGGCAGTCTCACATCGTTCATCTTCTGGAATCCGCTTACCATATCAGCTTCACATAGAATCTTGTCTCCATGATTCAGCCCGTCCATATAATTAATCCCATGACACATGATCTTACACGTTTCCACTGGATTTCCTTCAATGGTATAATCTAAGAACTGGAAATTAAGATGCTTGAAGTATGGATTGATTTTTTCTGCGATACACTCATTCTTCCTGAGTGAAAACTCTAATAATTCATCAATCTGTCTTTCAAGATCAGCTCCAATCTGTGAAAATGCCTTTAAATCTTCTTCCAGACTGTCGATTCTTCCTTCTTTATCTTTTTTCGCATTTTCCAAACTATGTAACTCAGCTTCAAGTTTCGCAATCTCAGAAAAATATTTTTGTTTTTCTTCTGAAAGCTGTTTTCTTTTTTCTTTACCGCTGTTCAGCAATCCAATCTTACTTTCAAGATTTTCAATGCTTTTTAAAACTTTGACGTATTCCGTATTTGAAGACATGTCAACTTCTTCTGGCAGATCAGCTAATTTTGCATTGATTGACTCAATTTCTTTTTCGTAATCACAAATTGCTTGCTTATTTTTTGAAATTTCTTCTTCAATCAGCTTCTTATCTTCTTTAAAATAATCAACTTTTTGTTTGCACATATTACCATCTTCCGTAATTCTTTTAAGCTTTTTGGCTTTTCCAGATTTCCACAGCTCTTCTTTTTCTTTCTCTTTCAAGAGTCTTATTTTTTTATTTTCCTCAAATTCTGCTTTTAACTGATCAATCTTATCTTCTGGAAGTCGCTTACCGCACGTTGGGCAGATTACTGTAGCATCATCGAATACCTCTTTTTCAATTTCTGATGATTGATTATCTTGATATTCTTCTTTGAATGTTTTTTTATAGTTCTCTCTAGCATTGTTCAGATATTCTTCCCATTGTTTTATCTTCTTTTTATCGTTAGAAAGTTTAAATTCATCCTGTTCTAAAAGACCACGTTTATGTTGAAGATTACATTCCAATTTATCTTCATCAAACCGTAATTTAAAACGTTTTTCCGTCAGTTCTTTGTTTGCTTCATTGTAGATTTCATCTTTCTGACGTTTTAGTTTAGTCAATTCATCCGATGTTGTTTCATATGCTGCAAATGAGTTTGCAAGTGTTTCTTCCTGTTCTTCTACTTTATTAAGTTTGCTTCTTGCTTCGTTTAATTTCTTTTCGATCTCTGTTTTGTTTCCAGAATCAACCTCACGATTTCTTTCATACGAAATCTTTGTATTCTGTTCATCGATCTTTTTTTCGTTCATGTTTAGCTCTTTTCTAAGCTTCTTCAAGATTTCATCCGCTGTATGATTCTCAATCATTTTGTATACATTTTCATACTGCGGATTTTCTTCGATGAACTGTCTTAGATCGAAACCTGACATTTTTTCAAGAATCTTTCTTGCATTTGTCGTATTCTTCCTCAAGGCATTTAAAAATACAGTTGGATTACTACAAACAAGTAACGTCTCAGGATCAAAGTTATCTGAGATAAACTCATCAAACTCCTTCTTCTTCTTAGGCACTTCGTCAATCTCATAAGTTGTTTCATTACCTGTGAAGACTTCCTCTTTCGTACCTCGTGGTCTTTTCCACTTCTGCTTTGTGATCTTTTTCAGATCGTATTCTTTACCGTTGATAGAAACTCTTATCTGTCGGATAACGTCTACCTTATCTACTTCTTTGCCGTCCTCTTTTCTTCTAACTCCGTCCGGCATCGTTCCATCTGAAAGTTTTCCTGTCAGTACGTCAAAGTAGGCATCCATGATTGTGGTCTTACCTTCCTGATTTCTTCCAGAGACTTTTGTATCTCCGTCAAACTTAATTTCTTTGCCCTGAAAACACTTGAAGTTTTCCAACGACATTGTCTTCAATTCTACCTGCTTCATTTTGACCTCCTAATTGTATTCTTAACTCTTCTCTTACAATCTTTCTTACCAGACTTTCCAATTCTTTCTGCTTGTCCTTCTGCCTATTTTCAAGATCATCTTTCAAACGGTAATACATTCTTGAAAGCGTTGCTGCGCTTCCTATAGAGTCATAACCTATGTATCTTTCCACTTCTTCACAGTTCGTTGATCGTTTGATAACATCGTCATAAGAAAATCTCATTGCGCGTTCAACACTTCTTGCATCTGTGTTGTATTTTTCCGCGATCTCCTTATAAACTTTCATCATTGGAATAGCTGTACCTTTTTTGTCAAAAATCAATACTGTTTCTACCGAATACTTAAATCCAAGTAGTCTTGTATTAAAATTAAGGTCTATCATTTTTTGTTCAACATCTCTTCGTTTCAACATTTGACTACCTCTAAGCAACTGCTAGAAATTTCGTAAGCTTCTTTTTCAATTGATTCATTCTTAGAAATCTTTTTTGTATATTTTCTACTCTGAATCCTGCCGATAAGTTTTACTTTTTCTCCAACTTCAAGTTTTTTTGCAATCTCAGCAGTATCTCCCCATAAGATGCAAGGGAAATAATAAGAACTCTTATTTCTGTTTACTGCGATAAACATATCTGCAACTTTTCTTCCTGCCGGTGTTACCCTTCCTACTGTTGGCTTACAAACTGTTCCTTCAACAACTAGTTTGTTTAAATCTTCTGTCTCTTCTACCTCTTCAACAACATTGGCATTTACGAATAAATCCAAATGTTTTTTTCCTGAATTTTCATCTGGTCTGTTTCTTGAAGCAAATACACCGGTAATTTCAACGTATGCTCCCTGTCTTACCGCATTGTTCATACGGTCTTCTGAAACAATAACTGGAACTCTGTCAACAGTTCCGCTTTTTCTTCTCGTATCAATGTACGTTTTGTAGTACATCTTTCCGCCTGATTGGTGGCTATAATCCACTTTTTCTAATGTGCCTTTCAGGTTCACAAAATTTTTATCATTTTTCATCCTTCATTTATCCTTTCTTATTCCGGCAAACAGTAACATTGCACCCACTCCAAGCAAACATGCAACAGGAAGGCTTAACGATTCCCCATCCACAAAACTGCCAACCGTACCAAACATATATAATGTTCCAATTACTATGCACGCCATTTTGAATTTCATCGTTTCACCTCTTTTATCTTTTTCCGGCAAAATATTATGAATCTTATAAGTATTGTTACGAACATTATCTTTTCCAACTTATTCTTGCTATTCATATATTCCGCGTGCCTTTTCACAATTTCATCCCATGTGATTTCTGCTTCATTTTCTTTCTTCATATTCCACACCTTTATAACAATCTATAAACTCGTGAACATCTGCCAATTTTTTTCTTGCTAACCCTTTATAGCAGTAAACATTAAATTCTTCCTCGATCTTCTTATAAAGATTTATGTATGTTTTGGCCCTCAGGCTGTTATCTTTATATTTTTCTCCAAGAAGTTGTTTGATGTGTCTTACTGCATGTTCCTGAATTTCTTCTATGTCATATGCAAAGAGTGGCAGTTCGTCTTCTAAGATTTCAACCTTTGTCTCAATCTTTCCGACTCTCTCACTTAACAACACATCTCCCTGTGCTAAAAGCTTTATCTTTTGTTCAATATTGTCTTGCAATTTAACTTGATCTTCATTTTTTAATACTGGAAGAACTTCTCTTACGATCCAAAAATAAAAATCATCATGATCTTTATCTTTGGTTTTCAAGATTGCTTTCATCATATTGAACTCATTTACGAACAATAATTTATGCATTGTTCCTTTTCTATCTTTGGCACTGATTTTTCTAACGCCAGACTGATTTAATCTGCTATTGATCTGTCCGGAGTTTATAACTCCAATGCCATATCCAATATCTTGTAAGCAAAAGAACCATTCTCCATCCTGCTTCTCTGCCCTAAGTTCTGTTCCAAACGGACTTTCAAAAACTTCCATGCTATTCCTCCGGTTTCTTTTCTAAGAACTTATTTAAGAAATACATTTGACCTTTGCCAGTAACTTTCGGAGTTTTCACTACCACATTGCATCCGTTACCGTCAATTCTGGTACTCTCTTTCACTTGGAACAATCCCATCTCCATGCTTCTCTGTGTCGGCATATTTCTGTTGCTTCCTTGTGCTTTTATCAAGTATCCATTGTTTCTCATCCACTCAAAGAGTCGATTCTGCCCAGTATCAATGCCGTTTTGTTTCAACAATTTAGCAAGATCACCAATTAATATAGATGTTCTGCTTGATGTTACTGCATCAGCGAAAATCTCTTTTGGCTTCATACGTTCATTGTCTTCTAATAAAACTGTATTATCAGCTTTGAGTTTTTCTATTGTTCTGTCTGCCATCTTTAATGCTCTGGCAAAAACCTGTTCCGGCGTATTCCATGCCTTTTCCAGATCAATAAAATATTGTCTGATCTTCTTTCCTTTTTCGCTCCTTGACATTAAGCAAATGTGTTTTGCCATATCTACAGACATTTTATAATCCTGTAAACACTGTTCTCCGCCATACTGATTGCCCTGTACCTTTAGGTACACCCCTATAAAATCTTCGTTTTCTACAAACCCGTGTGAGTTTGCTTCGAACCAAGCGGAAAATCTTTTGCTAATTTCAAGTGCTTTATGTAAATCTCTTGCTGATATTGTAGGCTGTTCTGTTTCATAATTAACAGGAATTAACTTTTCCAATTGATCACCTCCAACTTAAGATTTCTAAAAGTAATCTCTTCGGATTGCTTTATTTTCATCTCTTAGTTTCCTTAATCTCCATTTATCAAACTCTTCCGTATCAAACATGATTGGAGAGTTCTTTTTATATGGATTTATCTTTTGTGCAAAACTCTGATTTGATTCTCTGTATGCTGAATCTAAAAATTCCTCAGGAAATCCCATCTCACAGAGTTCGGATTTTCTCATAACCTTTTTTGCATATTTCATTATTTCTTCCTTTAAGATAAGAAATAATCAACCGTTACTCCTCATCTCCTATTAGTTCATCAACAGTGACTTCTAAGATGCTCGCTACTTTTTTCAAATTTGCAACGCTTGGTACACTGTCATTCCATTTAGAAATCAGCCCATTTCCAAGTTCTGCTTTTTTCTCAACATAGGTAACTGACAGACCTTTTTCTTTGCAAATCTTTTTAATTTTGTCATAAATATACAATTTCTTACTCTCCTTTCTTTATTTATTAGAAAATATTCAGTATTTCCATTGACTTTTTGCAGAAAATATTCTAATATTAAATTACCACATAAAATATAGATTTTTTTCTGTGACCGCTTTTTGTTTTACTGAAAGTTTTCTGTGCTATGCTTTTACTATATAGAAAACTTTCTAGTTTGTCAAGCGTTTTTTACAGAAAAGTTTCTGTAGTTTCTTAGAAAGGAGATTCTATGACTATTTATGAGCGAATTGAAAGCCTTAGGAAGTCACAAGGATTATCACAAGGAAAGCTTGAAAAACAACTAGGTTTTTCTAATGGTTCAATTTCAAAATGGAAAAACAGTACTCCAAAAGTTGAGAGATTACAAAAGCTCGCTGACTTCTTCGGTGTGTCTGTTGAGTACCTCATGACAGGAAAGGAGGATGAGCAAAAAGAGAAAGATAATACTGGAGACCTCAAACAAAAGTTTGAGGAACTAAAAGAATTGCTAGAAAGCGGAAAGATGCAACCGTTACGTTATGACGGACAGCCGATTGACGATAACACAAAAGAGCTTTTGCTCAAACAGGTTGAGATTTCCATGGCTATGATGAAAAAATAAACAGGAGGATTATGTATGAAACCGAATCAAATCAAAAATTTAGTACATGATTTGGTTAAAAAATACGAAACAAGAAATCCATATCGACTTGCGGACAGCTTAGGTGTGATTATTCAAATTGGAGATTTAGGAGAATTACCCGGATGCTACATGAAGATATGCGACAAGAAATTTATATACTTAAATGATAGGATTGATGATGAGAAAATGCGAGAAGCTGTAGTTGCTCATGAATTAGCTCATTGCGTACTGCATGACGGAGATTATTATTTTTTCTCCTATGGCGAACAATTCTACAGCAACAAGGTTGAAATTGAAGCTCATACATTCGCAGCAGAACTTTTGATCCCAGATGAAACGATTATCGAACATCCGGGATACACTCTCGAACAGCTATCGTCATTAACCGGATATGGCGAAAGATTAGTCAGCTTCAAGAAACTTTAATTTTTTTATTTGTCATTTGCTTGCAATTGTGGCAACCGCAATTGTTTGTTATACACCGCAAAAGGAGGGGTATTATGAAAAAATCCTGCAAATTATTAACTGTGTTTTTACTTGCTGTCACACTTGGTGTTTTTGGGAATTTAGAATCAGTTAATGCAAAGTCAAAAATCAAAATTTCCAACTCAAAAATCACACTTACTGTCGGGCAGTCTAAAACATTAAAGGTAAAAGGAACAAAGAAAAAGCCTAAATGGTCTAGCAGTAAAAAATCTGTAGCAACAGTATCTAAGAAGGGAAAAGTTGTTGCTAAGAAAACAGGAAGCGCGACTATCACAGCTAAGATTGGAAAGAAAAAATATAAATGTAAAGTTAAAGTTAGTCAAAAAAACAACGTTAATTCAACCAACAGAAGTCCATATTTAAAAAATCAAGGAGATTTCGGAACTGGTAATTTTTATATTTACTTAGCATCTGGAACATCCGAAAACGGTAAAATCCCAGTCTTGTTAATTAATAAAGGTACTCCTTTTGGATATGTTGATTACTATATAACTGACTTGACAGAAGAAACTCCTGTAAAAATTTACATTGACGGTAAAAAAGTAGACGAAACATACGTAAATTATGGTGCTCAAGCTTCTCTTATGGTTACCGGTAATCAGATAAAATCTGGAACTCATTATGTTGAAGCTGTGCAATACAAAAACGGAAATATTAGCTTTTATAGATTAGCTAAATACAAAGTTACAATAAAATAAACAAAAAAAGACCGCACAGCTCAGCCCAAGCGTGCGATCTCCCAAAAGTCTTGATTTTGATACTTTTGTACAGCCATACTTATTGTATCATTATCAAGTCAGCTATGCAAGTCGTAAAATTTTAACCATTTTGCGTTTTATGCAAATTCCAATTTTAGGAATTGCGTAGCTGTTATTTTTATACCCATTTTTAGAATTAAGGAGTGATACAATGGCTAAAGCAAAATACAAAAAAGACACCGATGGTTACTATTCCACAAATGTATGGGATGGAACATACAAAGATAATGGTAAAAAGCATTATAAACATTTAAGATCACGTCAAAGCAGTCGTGACTTAGAGAAAAAAGTAAAAGAATTTGAACAGCTCCGTGATCAACAAAAAGCTGTTATGAATACAGATATGTCTTTTATGGCATACTGTGAACAATGGAAAAAATTATATAAGTCCAACAGGGCAAACAATACTCTTAAAATGTACGACAATGTTATTAACGTTCATTTTAAGCCACTAACAGACGTTAAGCTACAAGATATACAGCGTAGCCATTTACAATTGATTTTAAACAATGCTGATGGCAAATTAAGGACCCAACAACAGATTGTTATGACCTTCCGTCAAGTAATGGAATCCGCAGTGTGTGATCACATCTATCCGGCACAAGGTTATCAGGACATATTTAACAAATTAGAAAAGATAAAATACAAAGCAAAAGAAAAACGCCCATTGACCCATAGCGAACGTAACGCCGTTTTTAAGGCATCCTACAAGTATCAGATGGACATGGTATACACTTACCTCATTTATGGCTGTGGATTACGCTGTGGTGAAGCTCTGGCGTTAACAGAATCAGATATAGACTTACGATTCCACACGGTATCAATACTTAAATCTCACGACATTTCAGACAATATCCCAAAACGAAAATCAGTTAAAAACATCGAAAATGGAGAACGAGTTCTTCCAATTCCTGCAAATGTATTTGACGTGATCGCAGATTATGTCAAACTACTCAGGGAAGAAAAAAGGGAATACTTATTTGTCAACCAGAACTATAAACCTATGTCAAAGAGTGGATATCGCAGAATGTGGGGCAGAATTTTAAAAGCGCTGCAAGAAGTCAGTGAAGCTCCTATTGTCGATCTAACAAGTCATATCTTCCGACACAACTACTGTACAAACTTATGCTATCAAGTTCCGCTTATCAGCTTTAAAAGAGTTGCAGAGCTTGTCGGTGACTCTGAAAAGGTTGTTGCAGAAGTTTATAGCCACATCATGCTTGAAAAAGAAGATAGTGTTGCTGCTGTCAATAACGCCTTATCGTTGGAACAAAAAGTGGAACAAAGCATGGAACAAAAAATGGAACAAGGTAGTGAGATGGTATCTTAATATTTTTTTGAAATCATGGAACGCAAATGGAACATTGGAACACCGATGGAACAAATACAACCAGTTACAATCGGTTACAATCAGTTACTTTTGTGTTCCATATTTTTTATAGATGGAATCGCTGCAAACCGCATAAATAAAAGAAAAGCACGGATTTAAGCCATTTCTGGCATCCGTGCTTTTTTAGTGAGCGTGCGGGGATTCGAACCCCGGACAACTTGATTAAAAGTCAAGGAATCAAATCTATGTTAAACCGCATAAACTCTATTGTTCTCAATTTTGGTTGGAACGAAAATGGAACATTCTCGCTTCAACGTTGTTTATAATATCATATCATTTTCGACATTGCAACTACTTTTTTCGATTTTTTTTCAAAGCCGTGCAAGTTTTCTTTCCTGCATATACTCCAGATGTGTTCCATCCTAACTGTTTCCAGTATTTCTTCAAAGCTTGCGTTGTCTTTGCTCCCCAGATTCCATCAATAGCTAATGGATGTTCGTTTGCATATGTACAATTTGCGTTCAGCTTCTTCTGTAACCACTTGATCGCATTCTTGGAAGAGTTCTTTTTTACAACGCTGTATGATACTTTTACGTTATCATATTTAGGTCGTCCATATCCTGCGATACGACTATTGCCTAAAGCATAAGACTTCTTGCATACAGCACCACCGTTTGGTACAACGGCTGTTCCATTAGAGGTGTTGCCCTCGATTGTGAACACCATCTCATCAGTTACTGCATACACAATCCCAGTGTGGCAGATTCTTTGAGAGTTCTTGAAGAAAATCTGATCTCCAATCCGTGGTGTTTTATGCCACTGGTCATTGTCTTTGAATTTTTGTGCTGATGTTGGAGTGTATGCACTAAAGCCATGTAAGAGTTTTTTTGCTACATCCCTGCCGTATACCTGCACCATACACCAATCCACGAACATATCACACCAGTAGGCATCTGGTCCGTTAATACCAAAGTATGCTCCGTACTTAGTGTAGTTGTTGCTACCTGCATTTTTTGTTTTATCGTTAAGATACTTATTACTTTTCTTTTCTAAGTAACCAACTTCTCCTTTAGCTACATTAAGAACCTTATTGACTGTGTTCGCCATTGTTAGTCCTCCTTTTTGTATTCAATCACTTCTGCAATATCATTTTTACTTTTTGCAAGTTCACTATCTCCTACTCCCGGTGTTGTTGGGTCAACTAAGATACCCATAACTCCTAATAAGTTAATAAGGATACCCAACACCTGCACTACGTCATTCTGGGAGATTGGAACAACGACATTTAAGATACCTAAAACCTGATAGATAAATGCCACTGCTGCCATAATCAGTGATGTTAATGTTGCCTTATTTTTTAATCTTAATTTGAGATTCATAGTTTCTCCTTTCTTTTTATGGGAATATATGTTAATATGTATTTGAAGATTTTTTCATACTTAATCTTCAAATTTATACTTTCCCCCTACAAACTGTAGGGGGATTTTTTTATTCAGTTGCTAACTCTTCGCACCCACTGTCAATTAAGATTTCTTTTACTTTCTCTTTTAACAGTTTTGGTACCTGTGCATATGTCTTTTTGCCAATCATAATCTGCTGTGCCCATAACATAGCCATCATTGTTTCGCCCTCCTTTCCGTATAATAATTTAAATATCAATCTATGCATCATACACCACTTCCGACATTTCTAATATACATTCTGTCAGCATGGTATTTGATTCCTGCATGTCCACCATTCGTGACTGCATTTCTTTTATTGTATCTACCAGTTTTTGTGCATCTTCGTAGGTTATCTTGCCGTTTTCATCCGGTGTTATTTCTGGTACTTCTGGTACTTCTGGTGCTGTTTCTGGCAAATCCGGTTCCCACAAAGAATCCACTTCTTCGTAATTGTCTTGCGCGTCATCTTTCGCAAGGATCAAAACACTGTATGTATCTGTACCGTTTAACATTTTCAACCTTTTTCCACTATCTGGATAAAGATATATGATATTGTTTTTTACTTCGGTTCTCACTTCTACCACCTCCTACGCTGATGCAATCGTCCAGTTTTTAGCTGATAACTTAGCTAATATTTCCGATGTAAATAAGCTATAGATGTTTTTAGAAACCTTTAACGTATAAGCACTGTCTAGTGTAAGTGCGTGGTCTGCAAAGCTGTTTAGTGTTTCTACGTCTGGTAGACCATTGGCGTTGCCTAACCAACTTGTTTTTTCAATAATCGTTCCAATATTGCATTGGAAATTGATTTTAACAGGTGTTGGACATTGATAGAAATTGAACATACTATCGTATGCATTATTAGTAATTTCGTTTTTACTGATAGCTAACGCTTTCCCCAAATTCAAATAATCGATGATAATCTGACCAGTTGAATTTGATTTTCCAGACATAAAAAGTATGTGCGAATGAGCATTTATGCTAGTTGATTTTTGCATATTTGGAAACGATATTTTTGATATATGTTCTAATTTATCACATTCTCTAAGTAGACCTGTTAGCTGTGTTATATTAGCATTTCCTGTAATACTACCAACTTCTCTTAATTTTTTGCACCCAAGGAACATATTTCCTATTTGTGTAGTGTTATCTATCACAATGTCTGGTACATTTTCTATTTGAGTACTTTTAAACGTGAACTGTAACAATGTTGCAGTTCTTATTACTTCTTTATAATCTGGAATAGATTCTATAGACGCTAATGAACTGCCTTCAAAAGTACTATCCATATCGACATTCAATGGTAAATGAACATTCGAATAATCCGCTAACCCACAATTCATAAACATATGGCCGACACTTGCTCTGGCGTTCTCGCTTGTATCAATTTGCAAGTTACCTATATGTTGCAATTTTGTCGCTCCATTAAATACGTATGTGTAACCGGCATAATCTTTCGCTTTCGATTTAACAACCATGTTTCCAATACTTGTTACACCGCTATTTTGAAACATATTTTCTACATCGTTTTTCGCATTACCGGTAATAGAAATATTTCCAAGAGTAAAAGGTCCTTTAACATCACAAAACGCACGTATTGCGACTGGCTTATTTGCTGCATCAGAAGTAATATCAATATCAGCTCCCTCTAAGCGATTGATATCAGATAGACATACACACCCATCAAAAGCATTAGTTATCTGAGTGCATTTACTAACCACTTCTGGCGTGATGCAATCTGGTAATTTCTCTAAGGCTTTGAACTTGTAGAAAAACTTTTCTAAACTGTTAAAATCCTCATCCAACTCTAACGTCAATTTCTCAAAATTACGGAGAGGTGGATATGCAGTATCCGAGACTGTTTTTGCCCATAATTTATCAGCACTCGTGGTCTTGACATATCCCTCAACCTCAAATGTTGGTGGTAAGTAGAAACGGGAATTATATCCGTTATACATCCATTCTGGAGTTTTATATGCTGTAAAATCACAGTTCACAATTACTTTTTCGATTGATTCTGGTATCACAGTTTCGTCTAATGCTAACATACCCATTTTAGGATTACTTGAAAAATCTATAGTATCAGTCACTTCCACATCATCCATATAAATAGACTCAAGTTTCGTCATATTAGTATAATTTCCGTTGTCGCTGCTAGTTCCAACACCAAACTCATTATTGTAAAAATATCCATTGCTGTAAGTTTCGCCGCAAATAACTTCATTACCAATATAAACACCATTCATTTTTGATGTTAAATGAACGCTTCTGATATTTGTAAATCGTTTTAACATGAGACATTTAACTCGTTCCATATTAATATCCATCTGCTCTTGCATTGTTTTGAATCCCATACCATACAATCTCAAGAATCCAATACCACAATCTATTTTGAAAGTTTCAATGTGCGTTTCTTTATAATTACCTTGTGCCCCTGTACCACTTATTAACAATATAGGAATATTATCAATATCACATAACTTAAGATTTCTTAACAATGGTGTATTATAATTCCTATTACCGTTAACCGTACTAGTAATATTTATTGATACAACATCATCATCCACAAACAATTTAGGAGAACCACTGATTGATATTGTTTCTGACCTTATAAGAACTGTTTTTCTCCCGTGTTGCACTTCGTACCGCATATATGCTTCTGGACAGTTCTCAACTGTAAACTCTGACAATATTGCATCTTTATTAACTGATAACAACCCAAGTAATGGCATATTTTTCAAGGACAGCGATTGTAATTTGCTTGACGTTATCTGTAATGTTTTTAAGTTGCACCCAGTTGTAGGAAACAAGACATTCGTAAGTAACGTATCGTTTAGATTAACCTCGCTTAGCATTGCGAACATAGATAAATCTAATACAGAAGATTTCCCTGTGGATGTATCACCTAGCTTACTACATCCGTTTAACAGCACTTTTGAAATAAACTTATTGTTTTCATTCAGGCGAATATCATTCAGCACTTTCGCATTTTGACAATCTACCTCAACCAATCGACTTGCTTCTACAAGGTTCAATGTTGATGGATTTGCGTTTGTCAGTCCGTCAATCTTTTTGATCTGCTTTGCATTGTAAACAATGATTTCTTGGTCTGTTGCTGTTGCAAGAGTTCCGTTAAATCGTGTAGCTTTCATCATACCGTTAGCATCACGACCAACTTTTAATCTCTGTTCTACTCCATTTCTCCAACGTACTGTCAGATACTGTGGAGAATATGTAAGAATATCAAGATTGATGTTTGCAGTAGTGTTCGCACGAATCGTGATAGATTCTTTCGTATCTTCTTCATAACTGTATATGGTGTCAAGATATAACAGTCTTTCTTTTACCCATTTTTTCATATGCTCACTTCGTCTACCATGCAGCATGAACAGGTAATCGTTTTTGAACTTGATATATTTTGCTTCCATATCCTTGTTATATTGCAGTTCCCCGATTTGTGCTACCTGTCCGTCATACCAGTATTTCAAGATATTATCTAATCTGTATTTAGATGTTCTAAGCTTCTTATACATTGCAGATAATTCGTCTGCAAACACATTTTCAACCATCGTCCATAATTTAGAACCAGACGTATTATAAACGCCCTCTGTAATATCGATGTCACTGTAAAACTTCAAATATCCTGTATTATCCAGACCTAGCTGTGTATCGAGGTCATAGAACTGCGGATACCAGATGTTTCCGTCCCATGTGGTTAGCATCATGTTCTTACCTAAGTTGTCAACCATTCCGAATAGATGTACCTGCAAGAAATACTTGAGTAGATATTCTTTGTTGAAATACTGTTCTAACTCGTTTTTGAATGTTGTTTCATCTGCATTTTTCACCCAAGTAACAAGTCTTTTCAATACGTTGTACTTCTCAGTAATCTGTTCAGATGTGCAATCATCTTCGTCCGGATATCTCAATTCAAAGTCTGTACGTAAAGATTCATCTGTATCATTTTTAAAGGCACCTGCTGATGTGTCAGAGTTTGATGATACCTCAAAAGACATACAGTTTTCCTGTCCGGTAACTTCATTATCCAGTCCGAATGATTTATTACATCCTTTATCAAGGTTGAAATTAAACACACCCATATACACTGGTGTTGATGCAGAATCCTTTGCGATATATAACTGGATTGGAAATCCGTTGATCGCTGTACGGACCTTACTATTTGCTTGCTGAGGTGGTACTTTTGTATCGTATAACTCGTCATTGATAAATTTAGCCATTCCAGTATTATTTGCATGAGATGATTCCATATAATCCGCTTTCAGACAGAATGTATCTTCCAAGATTCCATTCTTGAACGGACTATACTTATATTTACTTCCATCTGGATTCTTTAGCTTGATTTTGTAATTCTTTACTGCGTACTGCAAGGAAGATGTTCCCTGCCATCCAACTTGACAATTCTCTAAATCAAAAGAAGCTCCATATTCATCCGCATTACCAGAAATATATTTAATCCTAAGCGGTACTTTATTCTCTTTTGTCATTGCCGAAGTATCTCCGTAGAAATACATCGTAGGCATAGCATTTTCGTAGTTAAGAAGATATTTCGCTTGCTGTTCGTCCATATCTGGAATATCAGCTACAAAGTTTTTAACGATTTCTTCACTATCTAATGCTCTTGCATACACTCTAAAACTATAAATTTCACAGTTTCCGAACACATTTGGAACCCATTTTGAATCAACAGTTTCAAGTTTTGTTCCTAAGAATATCTTTGTGTTGTTTGTGAAATTTTCACTATCCTGCATTAAGAATGTTTCTGTCAGAACACCGTTGTTATAGATTTTTGCAATCTTATTGCCACGATCAATAACAAATGTGGCTTTTGAGATACTATCTTGTTCTACCGTACTCTTTAACTGAGATGATGCAGAGTTCATATACATATACTCAGTATCTATTGCAAAACCTTTACTATAAGTATCGTTACCTCGCATTTCTAGTACGCAAGCATCTTGATTACCTACATCTCTTGTGTTGTATCGGATATCCACGGTCATTCCGTATGGTGCATTATCGGCTAATGCTTCTAAGTCAATCTCTACATAAGCCTGTCCGTTACATTTCAGAGCATTGTTTTCCCAACCGTTTGTGTTGTAGTTGAAGTTATGTAATGTTGCAACAACACCTTTTCCAGATTTATCAGTCCATGTTTCTTTACCGATATCTTGATTTGTTCTTCCTGTTGCATCAAACCAACAAAGCAAAGAAGCATCCTTTACCGGTTCCATTGGTGTATAATCTCTGGCCTGCACAATCACGTTTTCTTCAATGTATGCAGATTTACTTCCGTCTTTTGTTGTGACTAAGATTTTCAAAGTATGTGCACCAATATCTAATGTGCTTGTGGCCCAAACATTAGTACCAGATGGAATTTCAACTTCTTTCACAACTGTATCGTCAACATAATACTGAGCTGTAAATTTTGTCTGCCCTTTCATGGACACTCGATATGGAATTTCTAACATATCTTTATACTGTATTGTTTTTGTGTCAAAATCAGTTATTAACGTCAGATTATCAGCATCTTCAATGATGATGTTATATGTTAATGTCTGTGATTTGTAGGAACCAGATTCCGCATGGAACAATACTTTATGTGCCCCTGCACTCATTGTAGGCAGAGTTATAACATTGTATCCGTTTTGTGCAGAAAGTCTTGTTTCTACTCCGTCAATCGTCTGTACCAGATATATCGGGTCAATAGAAATCGTGTCGATCGTGATTGGTACCTTTATAACATTTACGATGTTGAAATCTGTACTATCGTCAAATGTAGATGTAATATCCAGTGTTCCAACTCTAACACTAAAGCTAAGTGTATCTGTAAATGTTTCTGATGCATCTACGACATACATCGTGATTGTGTGGTTACCTTTATTTAAATCATTTAGTGTAACCCTATTTGTTCCCTGTGGTACTGTTTCTGTAACTGTCTCGACAGAATCCACCATAACATGCAATGTTCCATCTCCGGATACTGGGGATGCAAAACGATAGCGGATATCTATTGGCGAACCATACGCATAATTTCCACCAGTAAAGCTACTTTTTAATGTTGCGACATTGACGTTTCCACCGCCACCACCAGAGCCACCAAATTCTTCGCAAGCCATAGCAACTTTTAATGGAGTCATCATAACGGTATCGTCTACTCCTGCCCTTGCCTGTTCTTCTGTTGCGATTGGATAATATGGCATGGTATTTTTTAAATCGTCTGATATTTTTTTAATCTTATCGCCTGTAGCTTTGGCATCCGCAGCCTTTCCAGATACTGCAAGTGTTGTATCTGTAGCAACATCAATGTTCGCCACATCTTCCTTTACTTTTTTTATGGCATCTCCTGTGGCTTTGGCATCCGCAGCCTTTCCAGTTTTGGTCAAGGTTGTGTCTGTTGTAACATCAATATTTTTTAATGCATTTTCTAAATCTTCTTTTGTTTTTTTAATCTTATCTCCTGTAGCCTTTGCATCCGCAGCCTTTCCAGATACTGCAAGTGTTTCATCTGTAACTA